TCCTCTGCCATTCTTCTCATTTACCTCATTTCATAAGTTCTGTCCAAGTAAGTGTGCCAACGATACCGTCCGCAACAAGGTTTTTGTTATCCTGGAAAGCAATCACGGCATTTTTTGTGTTGTTTCCGAATATACCATCAACGCTCACACCGAGCTTTCGTTGAGCTATCTTAACATATTCGCCTGTGGAGCCGTATTGAATTGTTTTGAAGAATGTTTTTACGCCGACTGGACTACCGCTCCGCTGATCCCAACGTGCTTTAGGATCGTCTCTTGTATCTATGTGAGTGAATCCTTTGTAAAGACCGATACCACCCATTCCCATAGCTTCGGCTGTCATGGCGACTTCTAACGGGCTTCCGTTTCTGCACACTATATCGGCAGCTTTGCCTTTAACGTGCTGTGAATTTACAGAAGCTCCGGGGATAGAAGCATTGTATTTGGGATCACGATACCCCGAATTAACTGTCGTGCTTCCGTATAAGTCTCTTTCCCTCTGCATATAACGGACAAGGTTTCCGTCAATAAGGATTTCATCTGAGCCATCATGACAAGCAAACTCTTTCACCTTAAAGTTTGAGGGCTTTCCGTCAATAGTAAATGTTAAGTCGCCCTGTTTGGCTTTGGAGTAATGTTCTACTCCGTTTGAAACTTCAATGTAATCGCTCATAGGTTTACTGTCCTTTTCGCATAATTTAAGCCATTCGGTTCGTTCTCCGTAGAATACGTCGCAATCAAGGTTACCGCCGTACCCGTCAAGTCTGCCTACGGAAGTCCATTGCCACATAACGTATGTATCCCAATATTTCGGGACGGGGGATTTTCCGGCATTAGTCATATCGTAGTTGTAATCAATGCCGTAATCTTTATATCTTGCTATCCATAACGGAAAAGTCTTTGCCACTCCTGTCCAGTTATGTTCAAATGTGACTGACTCTGACATGTAAATAATAGGCTTTACTCCGGTTTTCAGATAAAAACAATCCAACCATTCTTTAGCCCATGCCACATTCCATACTTGGCTCTTCACGCTTAACCATTCCCAATCAAGAAATGGTATTCCTTCTCCAATATAAGGATTGACAGCATTGAGGAAGTTCTGCACTTCTTCTTGTGGCGTATTATTTTCAGGTCGTGCAAGATGATAAAACCCTAATAGCTTCCCCAGCTTTTTAGCATTGCCTATATGTTGAAAGAAACAAGGATCGGTGTAGGTCTTGCCCTCTGTTGCCTTAACAATGACAAAATCGCACTCTATCAAGGATAGGTTTATATATCTTTGTGATTCTGATATGTCAATGCCGTTCATATCTATTCCTCTTCCCTGCAAAGCTCTTCGTGAAATGCTTGTGCTTTCATTCCGTCAAAATGACCTTTGTCATATACTCGCTTTACAAGTTCCGCAACAAAAGTCATATCTATTGGTGTGTTTTCGGTTTCCATGTCTACAAGTTTTGCGCACTCTATAATGTAACCCAAGCTTCCGTTGTGTTCTTCAATGCCGTTCATTTGTCTGTTCCTATAATGACACGGGCAGAGAATCGAACTCTGCTCTCGTTCGGAACACCAAACATTATCTGTCACCCAATTCAGCACCCGTGTCTATCTTTAATAAACCACTCGCATCCCACCAGCTTGTTTCAAAATCAATTAGAGGTATCACGATTATATTATCTCCCTCTCTTATCATTTAATCATCTGCCAAAGCCTTGTCCGTTTATTAAAACCTGAAATCATCCCTTATATCCTCTACCAATTCTATTCCTATAAGGATAAACCATATTATGTTAGGTGTTAGAAAAGGTATGAGGATAAGAGGGATTAGTTCGTTCATTAGTTTTCGCCGTGTGAAATGCGCTCCTTGTACTTTCCTTCTACTACATCAAGGTTCTCATCCATAAGAGCCACTTCTGCTACTGCGGTATCTTTGTCATTCCATAAGGCTTTGCAATAATCATGGTAGCTTGCCTTTGCACCGTCAAGGTTATTCTCAAACCCCTCTGCGTGAACATTGTAGCTTCCGTCCGTCATTGCTATTACTGCGTATTTCATTGTTTATTTCCTCCTTTAGCTTTCTGTGTAGAATAAAATAAAAGTTATACTTGTGCCTTGTATGGTAGTCCAATTATCACGACTCCTAGCGTTTAATAGATAATAATTGTTTGCATTTGATACCAGCAAAGTAGTAGCGTCTCTTTTAGCGACAGCAGATATAACTTCTTTTCCTCCACCGATTAACCATCCAGTTCCTAAAGTGATATTCCCACTTGCGGTAGTTGTCATTGTCATTTCAACACTTTTTACTTCCTTAATAGCATTTAAAGCACCTGCCGTAATAACTTCATAATTCGTATTCTCGGTAAATGTTGCACCGCTTGCTATGTCGTTTTTTGCCCTAACAAGTGTTCCGTTAAGATAAAAGTAAGTTCCGGCGCTGATAGTTTGGCTTGCTGTTGAACCTCTTTCGGAGATTGATGTGAGGTCTGCGCTCTTTGCACTGTTGCCGTAAACCTCTTTAATCGCCCCCTCAACATTCTCGGAAACAAGGTCGGTGTTAGAATTGTTAAAGGTGATGTCGCTTGCATTAGTAGGATGTCCTTCACCACCGATTGCTTTGCCGTTTTCATACATTATTATTGCATCTTGCATTGTTTATCACCTCCCTCTTTTATTAGTTTATTTCACCTATAACAGTTACCGTGGCTTGTATGGTTTGATTAACAAGGCTTGCATTATATATTCCCACCATATTTGAATAGCAAGAAGTAGGAAATGTGTAGTTTATATATGCTGAAGATTTAGCATTAAATATCGCCGTATACCACTTCCAATCTCCTCTTCCCGTTGGAATCTCTGCAATACCTTGTGAATTAAATGAAACACCACCATTCCTTATACATTTTATAATGGTTTTACTTGGGTTCTCAAAAATCGAATTGAATGTAGCGTCTACTTCATCCAACTTTTCTTCCACCGTAGTAGTTTCATCATCCAAAAAGCAATGGTCTGCTCTGGTGCTTAATTCGTTTGCTATGGCGTTGACTTTGAATTGGAAGTCTTTTTTGATGCCGTAGATTGCTACGGGTACACAACGTGAATTGTCTACTGTTCCGTTGTTCTTATACGCATCCGCAAAAGTATAGCTTATTTCAGATACATAAGTTACGTTCCTTAAGAAAACAGTACCATCAGTTCCACTTACAGTTCCTAAACGTGTTGATTGCCCTTTTTGAATAAGCTCCGAACCTGCAATATTAGACGAAGTTAAGTAATTAAATATGATAAGTAAATAATCATAATCCGCACTATTCAATGTTATCGTCTGCGCCGCAAAACTTGCCGTAGTATTCGGATTCTCCCACAACAGTTTCATATACTCCGCATTGATTACTCCGCTTGTATCAGGCTGTTCTACACCGAATCTGTAATGTGATGCTTTGTATGCCGTTTTCTCTTGCTCGGTCATTGCGTTCCAATCAGCAAAGGACACAATGGGAAGATTCATCTTGATTTTGGTTTTCTGATTTGTGCTATCGTCTACCGCTTCAAGACCGTCTGTGACTTGCATTACATCCCTTTGGGTTAGCTTTGTTCCTGCGCTATTCTCGATTTCGTGTCCTGCTCCACCGTCAATGCAAAGAATGTCGTAGTGCGTTCCGTCATAAGCAAATGTTACTGTATCGCCACCCTTTATGACATTTGCAACGATTGCCGATCCTCTGAAATAAATTGGCTTTGCTCCCTGACTGTTGATATTCAAGGTCGCATTTGCCGGAACATCATTTGCAAAAGTAACAGCAACGATTCCGTTAATAGTCAACGTATAATCTGCAAGTGTCGCTGTCTTACTTGCTCCCGAATTTTGTGATACTCCGTAACCTATGCCGATTGCTTCGGGACTCATATTAGAAATTCCCTTTGCCAATGTCTGCCAATAGGTCGTATTTGTCGGAATGTTGCCCGTTGACTCTAATATGCAAACATAGCTGTTTACACCATATATAACAACATCCATAGGCTTATAAGTTGTTGCTGATTCATAATCGCCTTTGAATATCAGCAAGACTCTTCCTGCGCTTGCGCTCATTATGCTACTACCTCCCATTCAAGATTTCCTGTGGTCGTATTTATTGCAAAACTGTAATTCGATGTATCTTCGTACATCATTTCGCCTGTCTCGTAATCTACCCAAAACTGAAAATTACTTGCGGCGGCTTGTACTTGTTCCAAAATGTCCTCACACTCGCCCTTTGTTTCAAGTGCTGATTGTGCTGAACCCTCACTCTGCTGTGAGTAATACTTTGAGTTGTTCTGATACGTTTCGTCCGTGTCGGGAACATCAACACCCTGTCTCTGTCCTACCGCCCACGCTTCTGAATCTTCCGCATAGCCTTCCGCAAGTGCTACCTCGATACGGCAATTCGCCAAGAAGTTAGGCTCTAACTTGTCCTCGGTTATGCTTCCGTTGATAACCTCAAAGCTGACCTCACCACCAGATACAATTGCTTGTATGGTCTGACTTGATTTAAATTCATATTCCGTTATCAGAGCCGAAAGGTCGATGTACTTCTTCGTTCCGTCTTGTAACGTGATTATGATTTTCTGATATGTCGGACTTGTAGGATTGTTATCATAGTCAAAGTTAATCGCTATCTTCTCAATGTCCGTATCTATGTCGATATAAGTTCCGTTAAAGAACGTCACTCTGAACGTGCCTGTCGCCGCCGTATACCCGATACTTCTCACAGCTTGGAGCATATCTGTCTGATTCGCCTTACTTGAATCAAGCACGATTACTCTGTCGTCTATCACATCAACGGTTGTTTCGTTTCGGTTCAGCTCGTCCTGTGTTATCGGAGTCGTTATGTCTGGTAGGTTTCGCCACCAATCATTCTTACTCGCGTCATGTGCTTTCTGCATATTCTTCTCCTTCCTCAATAATAGGAGTGTTCTCTGCTATGATTGCTTTGTTTGCTTCCTTTTCGACTTGGGTTAAGACCGATAACAGAACGTAACGTTTAGCCTCGATCATAACAGGGGAAGCATTAAGCACCTCTATAAGTTCTTCTTCAAGTCTGCGAATATCACGATTCAGCATCTTCATCCTCTCCGTTAAGGCTTGCGACTTCTTTAACGATTACACCGCTTGTCTCGGTGTCGTGCGCTATCTCAAAGCCGTTGTCGTTCAGAGCCTTCTCAATCTCATCGAAGTTCTCTTTTACATTTGAAAAAATACTTCCGAAATTCTTTAACATAACTATCCTCCTTATGTATGTCCTAAATAATTGACATAAGCCGTACCACCATTAGCCAATCTTACATTTACGCTTTTCCATTGAAGCGTTTGTCCGAATATTGTTGCTACTTGGTCTACGCTAAAAATATGTGCTGATGCGCTATTCATTGAAACTCTTTGTAGGTTTGAAATAGCTGATGATAAATTAGCCGTTTTTAGTGTCGTAGTTTCAAGATTTCCCACCCTCGCATTTGTAGCATTTAACTGTGCTATGCTTGCCTTGCCTGAAACAGCAACGTTTGTCGCGTTAAGGTCTGATACGTTCGCCTTATTCGCACTTAAATAGTTCACATTCGCATTAGTAGCATTAAGGTCTGTGATATTGGCTTTCTGTGCCACCACAGTTCCTAATTGCGTTACTTGGTTACTGACTCCCGTTACTCGGTTATCAACTCCCGTAACCCTGTTATCCACAGTTGTTACGTTGCTGTTCGTCTGTGCAAGTGCTGTGTTCGTCTGACTTATCTGCGTCTGTATAGTAGGCTTATATATTGGCTGATATTGGTCTGTGTCTGCTGAAAAGCTATCACTCAAGGCTTGTATTCCTTTAAGCGTCCTCGACAGCACGAAAGCTCTTACTGTGTTCAGCCTTGTATAAGCCATTACCGCATCACCACACTCTATCCACGGCAATCCGACTGTTTCAAGTTTTATGACGGGATCAAAATTAAGTTGGTCTATCTTCGCCAGAATCGCCCTGGCCGCTTGTGTCATGTTCACGTTGTATGCTATCGGGTTATCCTTTATAACAAAGATATTTGCACCGCTACCCGCACTTCCGCGCTCTACTCCGTCCTTATCAACTATTACGACCTTCGTTATCTTCGCCGTTTCGTAAGGCTCATAGCTGAATCCGTTGCTCTTGTAATCTCCGGGGCTTAAGATAACACCTGCGCTCTCCGCACTCGGATAAGTCTCTTCGCTTGGATATGTCTCTGTTGACGGGTATAAACCTCTTGATATAGGCGTTAACTCTCTGTAATAGAAGATTCCGTCTCTGCCTATCTGCCCGAATCTCGCATTTATCTGACAAAGCCATTGCATCAACTCTCTCGCCGAGGGTTTATCAACCGCTGTCTTAAAATCTGCGCTTATGCTCAATGAGTCGTTTATGAACGTGTTGTCCTCTTGCGTTATGCCAAGATTCGTAAACAGCGAAGTCCTAAACTGTTTTACAGTCATCGGAAGGCTCAAACCATCCACCCACGACTGCATATCTCGCTCACCTATCGAATACAGCGCATCATAGCAAGTAAACTCCGTCAGAATATCCTCATGTGTCAGATTGTTCTGGCTGTCAATATATCCCTTAAACAGCGGTATGGATTCAGTATTACTTGCCTGTATGCTTGCTTCGACATACTCACCGCGCAAATCCGTTACGATCTCCGCTACCTTAAACTTGAACCTCGTAGCTATGCACCCTCTGAACGTCAACGCTCTCTCGGTTTCAATGCTCTCGGTCAGCTCCGGGCATTCCGATACCAGGTCGGCATTCGTAAAGGTAACGTTCCTGTCGGGTACCGTGATCGTGAGGGATATATGAGCCGCTCCCATATATGCTTCTTTTGTCGCATCAGTTACGTTTATCATTACATTTCCTTTATAGAAACTGTGAACCGCTCCATTATGTCAGTCCAATCGCCCCTTCGAGTCCGTACCGGGGCAAAGTCTATATAGAAATAACCCGAAACAAGCTCGTCAGTTGTATTCGACCTTACGGAAGCAAGAACCGTGAGATTCGTAAGCCTTGAGTTCTTGACCTGCGCCGCAAAGTCGTTATACTCCTCAATGGTCTTAAACCACATATCGAAGCTCCCTTCCGTTCTCGGAGTGTTCCTGGTCAGCTTCCTATGTTCTTTTCCATCTCCGTCATACCAGGATGTATAAATTGGCTTTGTCTGCACATCATACGAACCTGCTATAACTCTGTTTGAATAATCGACTTCCGTGTTCCCGGTGCCGACCTTAAACATAATCGCCATGTTTTACTCCTATGCAAAAGCCGAAGCCCCTGTCTGTTTCCTAAACTCGCTGTCTGCCTTGCGGATAAGATTAAACAATCCGTCTGTGTTGCCCTCAAGCGCAACATTGACGTTGCTACCCTGTGCGAGATAAGGAAGGTACTCCGACAGAAGTCCATAAATACCGCTGTCGCTCTGTGTCGCTATCTGCCTTAAGGAATAATTCGTTCCAACCGCACCCATAACCGCTGAATTGAGGTCGCCCATTGCATCTGTGACGGTTCCCGAGTTCTTTGCGATTCCCTGGGAGAGTCCTTCGTCAATGTAGCCGCCATACTCCGCAAACAGCTTTGAGGGGCTATTTATGCCGAAAAATCCCGTGAAGGCATCAGCTATGCTCCCTGCTATATTTGTGACCGTATTAGCCACCGCAGATGCCATAGATGTTATACCATCTATCAAGCCCTGTAAGATATTTTTACCAATATCTTTCATCGACTCTATTTTATCCGATAATGCATCTTTTATAGCATTCCAAATTTTCGATACCGCCGTGGAAATTGTTGTGCCAAGATTTTTCAGACCATTCCCCAATTCGGTTAAAAGGTCTACGCCTGCCTGCTTTATCTGTGGCCAATTATCCTTAAATCCCTGCACGATGCCCTTTATAATCTCTGGGATTGCCTTCACAATCTCTATAATTATCTGCGGAAGTGCTGTAATCAGACTTATAAAAAGCTGTATCCCTGCGGAAACAAGCTGTGGAATTGCTGTCAAAAGAGCCGTAATGATACCGACAATTATTTCGGGAATCGCCTCAACCAATTTTT